ATTCAAAACAAAAACTAAAAATAAATGGAAGCTAGATTCGACACCTCCGGACTTTTAATCCGGAAAATCTCAATAAACGACCCTAAGGAGGGAATATCGTATGTCGTTGGAAGACAGGTGGGGAGAAACATTACCGTAACTGATATTGTTTTTGACCCTGACTTTCATGCGGAGTATGGCATCCCAAGGTACCACATCTTCGCTGACAATGGAATAAAAAACGGCCTCTGGAAAACAATAGAGAACATACCAGTGTTGATTGAGTATGACCTAGACCCAGAAAGCGCACTTGAACTTTAATAAACATGAAGACCATAGGAAACAACGTCTACATCTCCTTAGAAAAGGAGTCGGATGACGAGGTGCAGTTTAAGGACGGCACAACAATCAAGATTAACACAACTTATGACGTTTATGGGTATGCTCGGCAGTTTGGAATTGCCAGGCATATGAATAGCTCTGTAACCGAAAAGTATGGTATTCTCCCCGGCGATAAGGTGTACTTTCACCACTTCATCCCAAAAAGCAAGACCATGCAGGACTATGACGTCTCTAATGGTGAGATGATTGATGGTGAGAATCTTTACCGAGCCCACATCGATGAGTCGTATGTAACCATCTATGCTTACGTTAGAGACGGGGAGGTATTCCCAATCAACCATTGGGTATTCGTTGAGCCAATCATGAAAGATATACCCAAATCATCTAGCGGCATATACCTTGGTACCGCGCCAGAGGAAGAGAAGAACATGGGCCGGCTGGTCCACATCAACGATGACGCTCGTGAGATAGGCATGTCTGTTGGCGACAAGGTGATGTTCACAAAAGATTCTGAGTATCCTATCACCGTTGAAGGAAAGAAGCTGTATAGGATGCGTAACGACGACATAATGGCTATTTTTCCATGAATGACACGAAAGATTGGCTGATAAAAAGACAGAAGCAACTTGTTGATGCGTCTGAGGTTGCGTATGATGAGTTAATCAAGGTACTTGAGACTCCCATACCAACCAGCGGAGAAAACGCCTTGGGAAGCGAGAAGCATAAGCTTGCAGTGGAAGCCAAGAAGTCGGCTTTTGAAATCGCTCAGTCTATCCTTAAGGGTATAGACGAAATAAATCAAATCATAGATGCCGGAGGAAGACAAATATCAGGACCAACAAACAGAGCGGAAAGAAAGGCTTCTTAAGGCTGGTCTTCTTCCTAGGATTTGTGAGCTTCACCCTATAGAGAAGTTCTTAGACAGGGAAAAGTACACAGCGATAAATAAGGCCAGGGCGTGGGAGTATGGTTACAACCACGACTACGATTTCGTGTGTATATCTAAGGACGGAACTATTGATGAGAACATCATAGAAATCTACGGCCTCAAAATAGCCATCCCAAGACCGCCGGCAAAGAAGGATTGTCTATTTTCAAACCTACCAAAATCAAAGCAGCACTGGCAAAGACTAGAGGTGCCAGATGGAATCACACCGTCCACAGAAGATTTCTACGCTGACTATCTTGACGAGGAAGACCGCCGACGGGACCAGGGCGTTTGGATGATGGTAGATGGGGTTAAGACGTACATCACCGGCTCTCATTATATGTACATCCAATGGTCAAGAATTGACGTAGGGTATCCGGACTATCGATTGCCAAACAGAATATTCTATCTTTTTTGGGAAGCCTGTAAGGCCGACCCAAGGAGCTACGGTATGTGCTATGTCAAGAACAGGCGCTCTGGAGCTTCGTTTATGGCTTCATCCGAAGAGGTGAACCTATCCACTAGGAACAGGAACTTTCATGCGGGAATCATGTCCAAGACAGGAAAGGATGCTGAGGAAATGTTTAAGGATAAGGTTGTGCCTATCTGGAGAAATCTTCCGTTCTGGTGGCAGCCAAGGTATTCCGGAAGTGATAATCCAAAGACAGAAATTCTATTTCAGCGCCCAGCCGAGAAGGCCCGTAAGGGAAAGAACATAATAGATAAGGATGCTGGACTTGAAAGCAAGATTGACTTCAGAAACACATCAAACAATGCCTATGACGGCCAGAAGCTTGGAATGTACACATTCGACGAAGCCGGCAAGCTCATAAAACCTAACAGCGTAACCGCCTCCTGGCGTGTGCAAAAGACGTGTCTTAAGGTTGGACGTAAGGTAATAGGAAAGTGTATGATGGTGTCTACCGTGAACGCTCAGAAAGAGGGCGGGGCAGAGTACCGCAAGATGTGGGATAACTCTGACATCTCTTTCCGTGACAAGAACCAAAACACGGTATCGGGGCTTTACCAGCTATTCATAAACGCTGACGAAAACCTGGAAGGGTTTATTGACATCTATGGCCGCCCTGTCATGGAAACCCCGGAAGTTCCCATAATGGGAATTGACGGAGAGATGATTTACCAGGGCTCTACGGAGTACCTTGACAACATCATAGAATCTCTTAAGGGCAAGCCAGACGAACTCAACGAGCACTATCGTCAGTTCCCAAGGACCATTGAGCATGCGTTTAGGGATGAAGCAAAATCGTCTCCATTTGACCTTACCAAGATATACGAGCAAATAGATTTCAACGACAACATGGTTACAGGTCAAGTTGTTCGCGGAAACTTCGCTTGGGAAAATGGCGTTAAGGACACAAAGGTTATATTTCATCCGGACCCGAATGGAAGATTTTATATATCCAATTTCGCGGCTCCAGGAATGTCTAATAAAAAGGTTATCCATAAGCCAACCGGCTCGTGGATGCCTCACCCAGACTCCGCTGTTCTTGCTTGCTCTGGTGCCGACTCGTATGACCTTGATGCCACAACAAGGGAGCGAAGCGCCTCAAAGGGGGCATTCCATGTGTACGCGAAATTCAACATGCGAGATGATTTTCCGTCAAACAAGTTCATCGTAGAGTACATCCATCGCCCTCCCTTGGCAAAGATATTCTATGAGGACGTGCTCATGGCGTGCGTTTATTACGGATGCTATATACTTGCGGAGAACAATAAGTACGCTTTGATAAGGCACTTCGAGGACCGGGGTTACGCCGAGTATTGCGTGATGCGCCCAGACCAGCCAAAGGCAAACCCGTACCAAAAATCACAGGGAAAAACAAGGGGTATTCCATCTAACTCTGCTGACGTCATCCAAGCTCACGCTGAGCGTCTTCAGGCGTACATCTACCAGCACGTTGGTGAGAACCCTGAAACAGGCGAGATGGGAGACATGCCATTCAATAGAACACTGAACGATTGGGCCACATTTGATATAACGGACAGAACAAAGAATGATGCCTCTATTTCTTCAGGACTAGCATTAATGCTTGCGTTCAAGGAAGTGAAGCCAATTAAGGAGAAGAAAAAGATTTCAATATCCGACATTGTTCCGGAGTTTCGTCAAGGAAGGTAAGCCCTAAAATAATCAGTTGATAGGTTTTAAGTATCTTTGCTTAAAATAACTACGCGAAATGAGTAGCAGCGAAAAAAGCATTTTCCCCTCGGATTTTGCGCCCAGGAAAACAAAAGAATCAGATAAATACGGTAAGGAGTACGCAAAAGCCATAGATTCGGAGTGGAGGCGTACAGAGATGGACATTAGAGGTGGCCGCAGGCAAAAGTTTATTGAGAACAATCAATACGCCACAGGGACCCAGCCTATCCAAAAGTACATCGACCAAATGTCAGATGGTGATACGTCAAACCTAAACCTGAACTTTTCTCCGCTTTCTATCATTCCAAAGTTCGTCGATGTTATTGTAAATGACATTTACGACAGGAAGTACAATGTAAACGTCAAGGCCCTAGACCCAGTAGCTCAAAGTAAGAGAGACAAGGAGCGTCAAGCCCAAATAAGGAAGGTTAAGAATAAGGGCTTCATGCAAGAGTTCCTTAAAGCCAACCCTAAGGCTGAGCAATTTGTGGAGCTTACAGAAATGGACTCCATCGAAGAGGTAGACCTGTACATGGAGCTTCAATACAAAATGGCCCTGGAGGCTGCGTTCGAAAAAGGAATAGACCAAATACTTTCATCAAACGATTACGATGTAATCCGCAAGAAGACCATCCGCGATTTGGTGGTCAACGGTATTGCTATTCAGCGAAGATATTTTGACCCTAATTCCGGGATATCGGTGCGCTCTGTTCAGCCTGAGAACTTTGTACACTCGTACACGCAGTACAACGACATGCGCGACTGCACATACATGGCCGAGTACAAGGTAATGACAATATCCGAGCTAAGACGAATCAGCGACCTTGATGAGGGTTCACTGAAAGAAATAGCTGATAGATACGCTGGCAAGTTTAACAACCCGGACACTTACGCCGGCAACCCATCCTACAATGAGTTCTCTGGAATGGTAGAGTATGAGTACGACCCCTTCCAGGTGACTGTGCTTGACTTTGAGTTTATCTCTACCGACCCAATCGTTTACGAAAAGAAGGGAAACCGTTACGGAACTAGCACATTCACGAAGAAAGAAGACACCTATAGGCCTCCGGCAAAAAGCAAATACAAGAGGGAGCAGACAAAGAAGAAAATTCAGAACCTATACGGAGGGTATTGGGTTGTTAGCACAGAATACATATTCGGATATGGCCTTAAGAGCAATATGCTCAGAAAGAATACCGAGCTCACCAAAACAAGGATGAGCTTCTGTCCGTATGTTATGGACATCAATAAGATGCACTACCAGTCTACTGTTGACCGCATGCGCTCTTTTGCTGACCAAATGCAGATTGCCCACCTCAAGATTCAACAGCTGTCGGCCAAGGCCCGTCCTGCTGGACTCTTAATCGATGTCGACGGATTGATGGACACTGGAATATCGGGTAAGGGTGGCGCAGAAATGAAGCCTCTTGAGCTTATTGCTATCTACAACCAGACAGGTAACCTTCTTTATTCATCAGAGGGATATGGCGAAATAGGCCAGACCCAGAGACCTCCAATGCAGGAACTGAAGAATGGTCTTGACTTCAATGCGCTGAACTCGCTTATACTAATGTACAACACCAACTTGCAGATGATTAGGGATGTGAGCGGTGTTAACGAGGCTAGAGATGGCGCCAGAGTGTCCGGGGAAACAGCCGTAGGGGTTCAGCAGCAGCAGCTTATGGCATCTAATAATGCCACGAAAGGCATTGACCTTGGCTGGAGAAAGGTGACAGAAAACACATGCGAGGACATTTGCCTTGCTCTTCAGGATACTTTAAGGTATTCTGATGATTTCTCAAAGGCATATGAAGAGGCTATTGGGGAGGTGGCAGTAGATGTTATCGAAGCCTCTGAAGGCGTCCGCATCCACGATTTCGGAATTTTCATTGATGTTGAGCCCCCTAAGGAGGACAAGATGATTCTTGAGCGCGACATCGCGAACTCAGTTGCTAATGGCGAGATTCGACCTGAGGACGCCATGATGATTCGCCGGATTAATCCGAAGCTTGCTTATCAGATGCTAAGAGTGCGCCGTAAGCGCTACCAGAAGGAGATGATGCAGATGGAGCAGCAGAAGCAGATGGCCGCCGCTCAATCGAACATACAGTCAGCCCAAGCAGCTTCACAGTCAGAAATTCAAAAGATTCAAGCTAAGACGCAATCCGAGATGGCCCTGGAAAAGATGAAGTTTGAGCAGGATATGGCTCTGCAAAGAGAGAAGGCCATGGCCATGTATCAAATAGAGCAGCTTAGGGCTCAGACTGAATATGCCACATCTTCTATGCAGCTCCAGCAGAAGTACCAGATGGACATCATGAAGGAGGATAGAAAAGATTTTCGCACCGAGAAGCAGGCCACTCAGCAGTCCAAGATGATTGAGCAAAGAAAGAATGAGGGTTCTAAGCCTATTGATTTCGAGGGAAACCTACCTGATTTTCTTACACAATGAAGATAAGTACAAAGGGAAAGTCAAAGTCGGCAGAGTACTACGCTAAAAATCCTGAAGCCAAGAAGAAGAAGCTTGAGTATGATACCAGGTATCACAAAACCAAGAAGAGGAAGAAGTACCGGGCAGGATTAAACAAGAAGCGTCGTGTAGCCGGGAGGTATGGAAATGGAGACGGAAAGGACTACGACCATGCCACCGGCACGTTTGTTGATATGCGGACGAATAGGGGTAGGAACTCCAAGAACAAAAAGTCTACTGCCGGCGACCGCCGCGCAAGAGGTTAACTATCAAACACTTACACTATGAACATTACCAAAGAGGCCGATGAATTCGGCGGAGCTTTTATTGACAACAGCTACATTAAAAACATAGAAGACAAGGGTACCGGGTCCAACACTTGCGACCTAGATACCGGGGAATGTGAGAATTGCGGAAGTTGATTAAAAAAACATCCGTATATTTGTCACTGAAATAGTTTACAAGTAAAATAAATAGACATGCAAAATAGAAGCCCACTAGAGGACTGGAAGCCAACGCAACCAGTTCAGGAGCCTTCAGAGCCTAAACAGCCTGAGGCAAAAACAGAGCCAGCTCAAGAGCCAGCTCCGGCAGCAGAGCCTGCCAAAACACAAGAACCTGCAACCCCATCTTCGGATGGAGCAGATATAGATGACAGTTCTTTGAAAGGTGAAGAAGTAAAGAACACCGCCGAGCCAGCTCCGGAGCGTAAGGGCACGACGGTTTCTTTTAGCGCAAAGCCCAAACCAAAGGGAGTTGAAGAACAGGAAGTTCTCTCTTTTCTAAGCGAAAAGCTTGGTCGTGAGATTAAATCTGTTGAGGATATTACGCCCTCAGAGTTCGCCAACGAACAGGTAAAGGCTATTAACGACTTCGTAAAGACCACCGGACGCGGAATAGAGGATTACATAGCCACGCAGACTCAGAACTTTGATGAGATGAGTGATGCGGAGGTTTTGAGATTCAATATGATTCGCGAAGGGTACTCTCAAGCCGAAGCTGACAAGATGATTGCTTATAAGTATAAGCAGGACTCTGACAGCTTTAGTGATATAGAGATTGAAACCGGACTTCTCGAGATGAAGGGCGACGCACGTCAAGCACGAGCGGAGCTTAATCAGCTTAAAGAGCAGTATGCTTCAGAAAATGTTGCTCCTGTTCAGTTCAAGGAGAAATCTTTGAATGAGAAGTATTACGGTTCAGATGATGGTTTTGCCGAGGCGTTCAATGAATCGCTTAATCAGGACATCACTGTTACTTTAGGTTCGGAAGGCAATGAGTGGAACTGGGACATCCCGGAAGAAGCAAAACAGGCCTTTGCTGAAAGCTTTGAGTCTCTTGACGATTTAATCCCAAGAAACGAAGATGGAAGCATAGACACCAATCGACTTATTGTTGAGCGGTTAATCCTAAACAACATTGATTCTGTCGTTGAGGCTCGCGCCACAGTGGCGAAAAGCCAAGGCAAGGAAGAGGTAGTAAAGGACCTCAAGAATGTGAGCAATAACGACACGACACGCGATGCTACCGGCGCAACTACACCGACATCGAACAAGTCAGCTATGGACATCTGGGTTGACGCCCAGGGCAGGTGATAACTGATTTGATAACAAAAAAACTAGCATAAAAAATGGCTACACTTTCACAAGCAGCTGAGATGGTACTTGATGTACCTGCGTCGGTACAACCGACACTTGACTCTTACGTAAGCACGCTGACTATTCACAAACCTGAAGAGGGTGGTGTATTGGCATCGCGCTACGGAGTACAGCGGGTCTCTGACCTCTTGGCTATGAATGCGGCTTTTCGTCCGACCGCTCAAACAACTTTCGGTCACCACGAAGATGCCTTTATCCACGCTTCATTTGAGGCGCAGATTGCTACAGCTCCGACCTCTGGTCAGGCTGACTCTCAGTTCACAATGAAC